CATGATTTCGATAAAAGCGAAATCGATCATTATATCCGGGAGAACTACTATCCGATGGATTTCACGATTGATGAGATCCGTCCGACATATCGGTTCAATGAAACCTGTCAGGATACTGTCCCCCAAGCGATCAAGGCATTTTTGGAGTCCGAAAACTTCGAGGATGCGATCCGGATTGCGATTTCTGTTGGCGGTGACAGCGACACTTTAGCGTCTATTACTGGAGCAATAGCCGGTGCGTACTACGGTGTGCCCTCGGCAATCAAAATTCAAGCAAATCGGTATCTCGATGATCGGCTTTCTGTGATTTTAAGGGATTTTTGTTTGCGTTACGGCGCAGCATGATAATGAAGCGGGTTGGCATTTGCCGACCCGCTTTTATAAGGACAATTTCAATGAATAAGTCGTGGTAGATCAGAAGGTAGATCACCGGGAAGGCATAGCCCGACAGTCGCAGGTTCAAGTCCTGCCCACGGCACAACTCCCGGAAGCGGGGCTATTTTCTACTCCTTTGTAACTTGACGGCTCGGAAAAGACGAGAAGTGCTGTGTAGCGTGGTTGAGCTACACAGTGCGCCTTATGGGGCAGTGGCGAAATGAAAACGCTGGGGACGATTTCCTCTAGTGCTGTTGCACCTTGTTGGTTCAAATCCAACCTGCCCCACCACCCACGAAAGTGGGATCTTCCTCTCTTTTTCTTGTTTTGACAGCTCGGAATAGACGGCAATGCCCTGTAGAATTCATTCGCCTCTGCAGGGCAAACATACGCTGCTATAGCTCAGTCGGTAGAGCAGCTGATTTGTAATCAGCAGGTCGTCGGTTCGAGTCCGACTAGCAGCTCCACTGTGGTGTGGTGAACCACAGAGGCTTTCATTTCTCATTCTTCTGGCAGCTCGGAAAGACGAGCAGTGCTGGACGATCCTCCTATTCGCCCAGCACATCATATGCCGCAGTAGTTCAATGGCAGAACACCAGCCTTCCAAGCTGGTTGCGCGGGTTCGATTCCCGTTTGCGGCTCCAAATCCGAGGTGTACATGGGCCGTTGCCGACATAAGGCAGCGCAAGCCGGTTGCCGCGCTACACGATAGGAGAAAACAGCTGGGTCGCTCCCATCCGACAGCCGGACGGAATACAGACCGATAGTACTGTGACACGACGGACAGCGACGCCGAACAGGCCAGAACGAGAGGCCGGCAGACACGCCGCCAGCTGACTTAGAGAGCAGAAAAGATGCGTGTCCGATATAGGGGTGTCGCCAAGAGGAAAGGCACGGGACTTTGACTCCCGTATTCGCAGGTTCGATCCCTGCCATCCCTGCCAAGGACATATATGTCCTTACCAAGAGCCGAAAACAACCTGCTTGCGCGACAACGACTGCGTACCACGCGGGAACAGTGTAAGCGGGTTCTTTCGGTAATTGCCAACATTGAAATGGGAGCTTCGCCAAGCGGTGAAGGCATCGGTCTTGAAAACCGACAGGGCAGTAATGTCGCATGGGTTCGAATCCCTTAGCTCCCGCCAAAACCAACAGTGATGAAGATTTGACCTCCGCATGAAGGAATGGTAGACTAACTTGTCTCAAAAACAAGTGCCATCGGCGTCCCGGTTCGAGTCCGGGTGCGGAGACCAGCCGGTATGCTTCATCTAGACATAGTGTTGGGCGACTGTGACCCGGACTCTCGGAGTCCTCCTTCCAAAGAAAATCGCAGTCTGATCTTAAAGTGAGGCCGCTTACCCTTGTGGTGGAAAAGTAGCGGGAAAGAACAGAGGCGGGGCTGTTCATTTCGTGGGCCTTTAGCTCAGCGGGTCAGAGCCTCCGGCTCATAACCGGATCGTCCACGGTTCGAATCCGTGAAGGCCCACCATAAATGCAAGCGATGGATAGATCCGCCAAACACTAGGATCACCAGAGGTCGAGACTCTGGGCTTGCTCATGGCCGCGAGGCTTCTTCCTTTTGTTGTGCATAACGGAGGAAGATAAAGAATACCATCTGGACCCGGATTGAGTGAAACGGATGCGACTTTTGCACGAGCGCAGGGCTGAAAAGTTCCGTGGCAAAAACAGGAATGCAAATAGTGGTAAGGATGAGGTGAGGTGCCCGTATAGGAGAGGCAACGCCGACCAACCATTAGGTGTCGAGGCGTTGGGTAGTTCTGAAGGCTATTTGCATTCTTGTTATTGCTGTGAAAAATCCATTCGCATAGTGGCAAATAATGCCGCTATGCTTTTTTGTTGTCCTACAAACGCCCCAAGCAGCAGGGAGGAGATAATCCTTGAACCATAACCAACACCAACAAGCTGTAAAAAAGGCGGTAAAAGCGAAATTCAGGGGTCACACGACCCTGCACAGCAAGCGAACCCCACTATATCCAGACACGGCAGAGCGGGAATATATGAGGATCACAGCTGGTTACGTCAGGTTGATGAATCAGGTGTTGAGAGAGAACCTGCCTGAAATAATGACCGAGTACAGAGCGCAACGAACAGATGGTGTCAGAAACGACGATCTTCGTGACTTGGAATCTTGGCTGAGACAAAAGTTCCGACAAATGGCGCAAGAACTTGAAAAACGGGTTTCTGTATTCGGGCTAGAGAGACTTGTGGACAAAGTATCCAGAATGACACAACGGATGTCCCTGAGGGAATGGAAAAAGTCGGTTAAAGACACCTTGGGAATTGATCTCATGGATGACTACTATAGCGGAGAATTCTACGAGTCGATAGTTCACAGGTGGGTGGATGAAAACGTTCTAAAAATCAAAACGCTCCCTCAGAACACACTGGATGAGATGCAGCAAATTATACTGCATGGCTTTAAGTCTGGCTCGACGATCAGAGACATCACGAAAGAGATCCAACGTGAATATGGAGTAACCAGAAGACGGGCAAGAACTCTTGCCAGAGATCAAATTGCAACACTGAATTCGCAGATAACAAAAGCCCAGCAACAAGATGCCGGATGCAACAGATACAGATGGTCCGATTCCCGTGATTCTCGTGTCCGAGAATGCCACCACGCTTTGAACGGCAAGATCTTCAGCTGGGACGATCCTCCGGAGATGTGGTACACGACCAAGAAACGAGGAGTTGTTCGCACCGGAAGACGTTGTCATCCCGGCGAAGATTACTGCTGCAGATGCATTGCTATTCCAGTATTCGATTATGAGACACTTGATGTCCCTATAAAAGAAACAGTAAGTCCCAAGGGGTAAACCACCATGCAGAACAAAGAAAAGATCAACGTTTACATCTATTTCAAAGATGGTAAAACGATTTGCATATGCAAACGGTCGAATAAAAAATGTGGTAGAAACTGCACACCGGATGTTGTTGAACGAGACAAATTTGCTGGATGGGAAGACTCGTTCAAAAGAGACCGCTTTGGTCGTTGAGTTCCGTATTCAAGGAAGGCGGTAACACACATGGTAGTATCCGGCATTATAAGGAGCCGAGATCCCCCCAATCTTGCGACAGGACCTCCCGGCAGAATACTTTGAAAGGAGAAAAGACCCATGAGAAACTACAGAGCAGTCGAAGATGTCAGCAGACATCTTTCGAAGATTTGCGAAAGCATTCAGAATTTGGCTTGCTCCATTGAGATGTACCAGCACATGGATGGTGATCTGGAAGCAACTTATGAAACTCTCATGCTCGACAAGCTTGAACATCTGCAGATGCTCACCTTGAAACTGACCGAACTGATTACTTCGGCAGAGGAGAGATCTGACAGTCAGGAGAACTTGGACGAAGGCGGCGGTGCTTTCTTTGCCGGCGAACTAGACGATGTCAAGAGAGATGAAGCGGCTGATGACAGAGATCCCACTTCCGTTAAAGCTGCGACAGCTGCAGAATAATCACCATTCTCCGAAAGGAGGGGAGCGCATGCCCCCTAGCTTAGCAAAGGTGATTCGTCTGGACAATTTGCCATTGAACCAGACTTATTTCACCTCTGAAGGATATCTCGTAGACCGTCCTATTCTTACAACAACGGGTATATTCGAGTATCACAATGCTGACGGAAGCGTCAGAAGGGAGCTTCGACTCCCAGATGAAGTCTTTTCTGCTGAAAGCCTGAAGTCGTACAAGGGTCATCCGATTATCATAACCCATGATGCAGGTGAAGTTGACAAAAACAATGTCACCTCCCACCAGATCGGAACCATCCTTACAGAAGGATATCGCAGTGGAGACGATGTCAGAGCTGAGATCATCATCCATGATACGGATAAGATGAAAGCAGCAGGACTCAAAGAACTTTCTCTTGGCTATCATGTCGACCTAGACGAAACGCCCGGAGAATGGAATGGACAGCGATATGATGCCATTCAAAGAAACATTAGAATCAATCACCTCGCTTTGGTAAGAAACGCCAGAGCAGGTGAGCAGGCACGTCTGAACATTGACAGCCGTGATCCTGTCAGAAAACTACAAGGAGGAAAAGCAATGGCTAATCCCAAGCAAACTGAGACCAAGCCCACTCAGCATGCCGACGGTCTCTTGACTTCAGAGCAGCTGGCTCAGGCAATTTCTGAGTACAAGGCTCGACGCAGTCAACAGCCTGTGCAGGACGAAGACCCCGTGCCTGCAGAAGAAACTGTCGTTGAAACCGCCGAGGAAACTGTTGTGGACGAAAACGCTGTTAGCGATGTCGAACAAAACGTTCTCACCACAGATGAAAAGATCTCTGCGATTAAGGAACGACAGGTGGCACGAGCCGGCGGAGAAGGTCCTTCTGATCTTGATGCCGCAAAGAGCGTTATTCTTCAGCAGGATGAGGATCTGGCAACTCTGGTTGGTATCATCGATCAGATGAAGGCTGCTGAAGACTACAAGAACGCAAAGAATGATGCCGAGGACGATCAAAAGGACGAAGAAGTCCTGCCCGAGGACGACGTCAAAAAGGATGAACAAGAGCCTGCCACTCCCGAAGAAACTGAAACGCACGAGGATCAAACTGATGTAGAAGATCCTGACGATCAGGATGATAAGAAGGATGGTGCTGGGTGCAATGAAGACTCTGCCGAAAGTGAGCCGACTACAGAACCTGCAGCCGAAGATGATAAGACCACCCTGAACGAAGATTCCATCGATGCAATCGTTACTCAGCGAGTGACCCTTGGCATTATGGGCCGCCAGCTGAATTTGGACGGCCTTGAGCACATGCCTGTTCTGGATGCAAAGAAGGCTATTATCTCCGCTGTCCGTCCCGGCATGCGGCTCGATGGCAAGAGTGAAGATTACATTGCTGCGGCGTTTGACCTTGCAGCTGCTGAAATCGAAGCTCAAAGTGAAAAGGACACCGCTTATCAAAAGCGACAGATGTTCAACAAGGACTCTGGTGCCGCAGAAGAAGCCGGCACCTCTGCTGCTGACGCTCGTCAGAGAATGATCGACCGTCAGACCAATAAGATTTAAGGAGGAATTCCATTATGAGCGCACAAACCAGATACGGATTCACTACTCCCATTGGCGTCGCAGGTGGCATTTATGATCTCGCCCCCTACGAAATCAACACATTCCTGAACGAAGAAGAAACCGGCGTTATGAGCTTTGGCGTTGGCGTTGTGAAGGGCACCGCTCCCGGTGCAAACGTCAAGCTGCCTGCGGAAGGTGCAACTGCTGCTGATTTCGAAGGCATTACCGTCAACAACCGCACAACCGAGTACGGACTGGACGACAAGGTCCGTGTTCGCAAGGGTGCCTCTATGGGCGTCATGCGCTATGGTCGTATTTACGGCCGTGTCGCAGCTGATGTTGAACCTGAATACGGCGAAGCCGTTTACATGGTTGCATCCGGCGAAGAAGCAGGTTTCTTCACCAATGTTGCTTCCGGCAATGTTGCGATCAAGGCACGTTTCGGCGGCAGTGTTGATCCCATCCATAAGGTCGCACTGATTGAACTGTTCAATCAAGCACAGGCGTAAGCAAGGAGGTAAATGAATATGAGCACTCATACCAACTACAACCCTTCTGAAATGAAGGCTCTGCAGAATTCTGCTATCCCCACCGCCATCATGGCTTCTCCCGGCACAAGATTTGACAGCGCAGAACAGGCATCTGTTTTCTTTGCACAGGAACTGGATCACGTCAAGGCTCAGTCCTACGACGTGGAATATCCTGAACTGACAGCTCTGAGCCTGTTCCCCGTCAGCTCTGAAGTTGACCCCGGCGCTGAGACCGTTACTTATCATACCTACGATAAGACCGGCCTCGCAAAGGTCATCGACAACTATTCCACCGATCTGCCCCGTGCAG